GTTCATGGCCGCCGCGGGCAACCCGATCGAAGAGGTCGGCGAGGACCACGCAGACACGGGCGCGAAGTCCATTGGTGCGCAGTTCGTCCAGTCCAAGAACTACAAGGGTCTGGTCGAGCGGGGCATCAAGGGCAACTTCACCTCGGGTGAGATCGAGGTCAAGGCGACCCTGACTGAGGGCACGGCTGGGACTCCCGGGCCTGGCTACTCGAACGTCACCGCCCTGCCGACCCTGCTGCCCGGCATCGTTGACCTCCGGTTCCGGCCGCTGACCATCAGCGACCTGTTCCCGGGTGGCACCACGTCGACACCGCTGATCCGCTACCTCGTGGAGACTGCGGTGACCAACGCTGCCGCGGCAACCGCTGAGGGTGATCTGAAGCCCGAGTCAGCGCTGACCTTCACCAAGGTCGATGAGGTGCTGCACAAGATCGCCACGTTCCTTCCTGTCTCAGATGAGATGCTGGAGGACTGGGCGCAGGTGCAGTCCTACATCGACGCGCGCCTGATCCTGTTCGTGAAGTTGGCGGAAGAGGTTCAGCTGCTGAACGGCGACGGGACCGGCGCGAACCTGGTCGGTCTGATGAACCGTGCAGGTTTGGCCACCCCGGTCGTCAAGGGCGTCGCGCCCTCGGCTGCTGGCGACAACTCCATGGATGCCATCTACCGGCAGATCACCCAGATCCGCACGACCGCCTTCCTGGAGCCGGACGCGATCGCCATCGACCCGCTGGCATGGGAGAACATCCTCCTGGCCAAGAACGCCCAGGGCGCGTACTACGCCAACGGGCCGTTCGCCTCGGCTGAGACCCCCGCACTGTGGGGCAAGAAGGTTGCCGTCAGCTTCGGCACCGCCGCGAACTCTGCGGTGGTCGGTGCGTTCGCGCAGGGTGGTCAGATTTTCCGCAAGGGCGGTCTGACGGTCGAGGCGTCGAACAGCCATGCTGACTACTTCCAGCGCAACCTGACCGCGATCAGGGCCGAAGAGCGTCTTGCTCTGGCCATCTACCGTCCGGGCGCGTTCGGAGCAGTCACGGGTCTGTGATCCAAGTGGTTCGGCGCGCGGCTCACAAGGCCGCGCGCCGAACCTCCCACTCACGATGAGGAGAAGCACATGGCTGTGAAAATGAACCCAGAGGTTGAGACCCCTGTCAGCACCAGCGCCGTTCACTTCGACGGTGGGCCGTACGTGGCTGAGCAGACCGCGGACAACACCAGCACTGGCGCCGTGGAGATGCCCGGCCCGGTGACGGTTACGCATCCGGGGTTCCCGGTGCAGGCGAAGGTTGTCACGCCGCCGGTCAAGGCCGATCCGAAGACCACACCCGCCCGAACCAAGGCCGTCAAGGCTAAGTGATGGCCGCCCTCGCCACGCCCGCACAGTTGGGGGAGCTGATGCAAGAGACCATCGACCTCGCTGACGCTTCCGCGCTACTGATTCTCGACATCGCGTCGGGCATGGTGAGGGACCACCTACAGCAGCAGATCGACGCAGTAGCGGCCGACGTGGCACTCATGGACCCGATCAAGGGGTCCGTCGTCATCCTCGATGAGCTGCCAGTCACCGCCGTCACCCTCGTGGAGACGTTCGACGGGACGGTCTGGACGACTGCGGACCCGACCACCTACTCAGTGTCCAAGCGCACGGGCATCATCACCGTCCTGCCGTGGACGGGCGTGCATTGGCCGTACCTGCCGGAGACGTGGCGGGTCACCTACGACCACGGCTTCGCTGTGGTCCCGTCGAGCATCCTCGGCGTCGTGTTGGGTGTTGCTGCGCGCGAATGGTCGAATCCTGGCGAGGTCGTGGACTCCGAGCGGATCGGCGGGGATATCAGGTCAAGCTCCACATGGAGGCCAACGGTTACACGCCGCTGGAGGAGAAGGCGCTGGCCCGGTACGTGAATCCGAGGATCGCATGAGCCTCGCCCGGCTGCTCAACCAGCCGCTGACGGTACAGACGGTTACCACCACCCTGGACGACTACGGCAACGCGATCCCCGGCCCCCTGGGCGACCCTGTGGCAGCGAATGGCTACCTAGAGCAGACCGGGACCCTCGAGTATCTATCCGGGCGTCAGATGACGGTCACCTCGTGGACGGCGTACCTGTCCGCGGGGACGTCGATCCATCCCATGGACTACATCAACCGCGAGGGCCAGACGTTCCAGGTCAGCGGCGAACCGTGGCACGTGTACAACCCGCGCACCAAGGCCGTACACCACATCGAGTGCAAGCTCA